GTTTAAGTGCCATTGGAGGAGTATATTGAGTATCAGCACCGTATATCCCACCTTTAATGTCGTAACCAGTCCTTGTTGTCACTCTACCTGCATTGAAGAATCTGGCAACTCCACCTTTATTAAATCCCCATTCGTGACGACGGGCAGCAATTCTCATATCTCTATCTCTTGCTTTCATGGCTGCTTCGACTTTTTTTGGATCGTATGCATCACCTGGCCTTTCATAATATCCAGGTCCATATGTATAACTATCCATTACATCTTTTCTGTAAGCTTCTTTTTCTGCTTCAGATGGTCCAGGTGGAGTCATATTTTGTTGCCCAGGAGCAATAATCGTGGCACCACTTTGTTGCCCAGATGGCCCAGATGAAGTTGATGTTTCCTCTGGGGTAGTGACTTTTGGTGTTGGTGCTGGTGACCCCCGATAGAAACTACTTCCAGTAATATTAAGAGCACCCATCAACCCTCTTTTGATTTCAGGTTTGTTACTGAGTGCAGGTAAAGCATAGGGAATTCCAAGAAATGCACCAGATGAAGTGCCAGCAACTAGATTATCTAATGCGATTTGTGTGGCGATCTCTGGGGGTGTTTGTTTCATTTGACTCCCATACCCAAGCATACCATCAGCAGTTATTTGTGTTTCACCACTCTGAACACCCAGTCTTCCTGTAAGGCCAAACATATTATTTACTCCTGCACCAAACTTTGTTGTGAATCCCAATCCAGCTTCAGTGATTTCACCACCACCTTGTCTTCTAACAGGTTGTCCAAAAAGGTTCCGATATTCAGTTGGTTTAACCCCATGCTGACCCATTGCTTCTTCTTGACGCCTTGCAGCATCTTTAAGCGTCTTTACATTATTTCCAAAATTTTTAAAAGCTTCACCAACGAATGCATCTCTTATGTCAGATGTGAAGTATCCTGGTGATTGATATCTTTGATTTGTTCTGATAGGACTTGCATCTCTTCCGTAGTTTGAATCATTGTAAAACAAAGGTCCTGATTGTAGTCGTCTGTTTTTATTCAACTTATTATATCTGTCTATGTCTGCCTGACTATAATTTCCATAAGTTTGTGTGCCTGGTATTGGAGATCCACCAAAAAGTTTGGATCGCACACCATAAAAACCTGTTTTTGGTGTCATGGCAGTTCCGAATCCAGGTATGGATAATCTACCTAAAAAATCGGATATTCCAGATTGTGTTTTATGAAGCAATCCACCACCTTGCATTCTTGTAGGTTTTCGTTTCCCTATTCCAGAAATAGCACTTCCAAGTTTATTGATTGCTCCAAGAATACCACCACCTTGCATACCAACAATGCCACCATCTTCATATCCAAAATGACGCGGTTTATTTGCATTTGGTCCAACATTAAAATTAAGAGGATCAAAACCCGTTTGATTGATCATTCTTTCACGAGCACCAACTTGAAGAACTGTTTCACCTGGTTGTAAAACAGCAGTTCCACCTCCCGCTAGTGCAAATGCCTGCGTGTCTTTTCCAAACCCACTTACAGATGTTCCGGTATTTCGACCAACTAATCCTGAAAAATATTTTTTAATCGAACCACCAGAGGCATACATACTTCCTGGCATCGATAATCCAATCGGATTCTTAGGTCCACCAGGAGCATTTAAACTTTGATCTGCAAAACTAGCACCAAGTTTTTCATACCAAGGTGCATCTTTACTTTGTAATGTTTTATCAATATCCTCCTGTGCCTTATTGACCTCAGGTTCCATTCTCTTAGATTCATTGATCTTTGCTATGCCACCAACAACACCAGCAAATACAATCGGGTGTCTCAATATAAATCCAGCTATTCGCGGTATGAAAAATCTCAACATTTTGAGAGTGCCGCGAATGAACCCTCCAAGCGGTGTTAAAAATAGTCCAGCAGCAACTGCTATGGAAGGCCACCAATCCTTCAAAAATCTAGTTACTACTTCAATCTTTCCCTTGTTCTGCTCAGTCCACTTTTGAATTTCATTAAACTTACCAACTAACCATCCAAGAAAAGTAAATCCAAGAAATCTAAAAATAGAGTCTAAAATTCCCCTAAAAGGTTGGATGATTTTATTTGCTAAGTTTCTAACAACCCGAAATGGTTTTTCTAAATCAGATTCTCTTTCTTGTGCTTTTCTTTTTTCGCTTGAAGTTCTTTCCTTTTCCCTTCGCTTTTTATCATCCTTGCTCTGACCAATGAGAGATTTTAAAACTTTATCTAAGGTTTTATTGATACTCTTTAAATTATCAGTAATACTTTTATCACTTCTAGTTTCGGTTTTTTCTGCTGGTTTTGCACGCTCTGGTTTTGCACGCTCTGGTTTTATAATAGTTCTTGAAACTTTTTGTGCTTTTACAATAGCACTTGATTTTTTTAATCCTACATTAGATGCAGTTATTTTTTTCTTCTTTACTTTAAATCTATCTTCTTTCTTTTTACTCTTAACTCTTTTAAACTCTGTTTGGAAAAGTATTGCTTCCTCTGTCGAAAAACGCGACTTACCCAGAGAAATAACCGACAGTGCTTCTTTTAAATGGCGAATATACTCTTCGTAAGAAAGTTCAAACTCATTTTCAAGACCAAGTAATCTTAATATTCTTTCATCTATTGTTTCACTCGTTACTTTCCCACCAGAAGGACCAGGAGCATATGACTTGCCATTTGCTCCCATTAAACTCTTTATACCATTAATGTTTTTAGGAGCCATTCTGCTGTTTTAATCGTTCTTCTTCTAAGTAGTTTTTAAGCATGGCAACATACACTTCTCTTTCCCAAGGAATCCAGTTTTCAATTTCAGTCAATGAATATTTATGGTACTGCATCAATGAAAAATTAATTTCAAAGTATGTTTTCAAATCCATGTACAACATACTTAAACGAAAAAATTTGCTAGACCCTCCAACTTAACAGTGCTCTCGACTCCGGTGTTTGGATTTGTTAAAGCAACTTCGTGAGAAAGTTTAGGCATTGTTTCAAAAAACTTTTCAACAGATTTAAACTGTTGTGTGTTCATTTGCTCTAAGAAATCAACAATCTCTTTTTTTGGAACATCAGTGGCTGACCATGCTTCTTCTTCGGTATAGATTTTATCTACACACGAAGCAATCAAATCAAAAGATTGATCTAATGAAGAATCCTCAGAAAAATCGAAGTTGTTCTTAATGAACTGATCCAAAGAAGGATACTTCATTTCCATGTAGATACTATCATCTACTTGAATTTTTGTTGAGTGATTTTCATTTTTTGTGACTTTGATATCATCAATATTAATCTTGACGGGGACAGAAGTTTCTCCGTCATCAGGACAGATTAGATTAACTTCAATTTCTTCCCCAACAGATTTTCCGCGAATATTAAGGAAGAGATATTCAATATCAAAGGTGGGTAAATTTTCTACCTTAACACCTTTTGTTTGAATGCAAGACTTAATAACTGTCTTAATAGCATTTGTAATTTGTTTAGTATCTTCTGTTTCAAGTGCTAGGACGAGAACTTTTTCTTCTTTGACTAGAAACGGTCTGAAATAAACTGATTGTCCAGTTGATGGTAATTCCAACTCATATGTTGGCGTAGAAATCTTTGGTAAAGGCATAATATCCTATAATGTGTTTCAGTGTGATTATTTATTAGGTAAGTTAGAGACCAGAGGTGCCATATGTTGGACTAGCAGTGCTACCAAATCGTCCAGGAGAAGATATAAAAGTTAAATCTCCAAGAGGTCTTCCCGCAGGTCTAAGAGGACCTGGACCAGATCCAGGACGACCAGTTGGACCAGGAACAGTATATGTTCCCAAGGCTGCTCTTGATCTTAAACCACTCAAGTAAGAGGAGTCTGATGATATGCGACCCTCTACACGATCACCAAATGCTTTTTGTGCGGGAGTTAAAATATCTCTACGGCTACGTCCCCAAGTCATATACCATATTGCCCAATCATCACGTAGTTCATCAGTAGGTCCTGGTTCCGTCTCAGCTGGTGGAGCTGGTGTATCTGGGGGTTCAGGATTTATTGGAGAAGCATAATGTCTTGTATAAGTAAAAGTCACCGTGCATTTTAATAGTTGCGATGCTTCATATGATACTGGCATCGCTGAAATAGAAATTGGGTAAGCTCTCAAAAAGTTGTATTGAATGCCACCAGATTCTTGATAATCTCTCT